CGTCTCCGTATGCTTGCGTAAGATCAATTCTTGTCAAGCAATCCTGCTTGTTTGCAATAGCCCCCGCCACGGCCGTACCGCTCTGCGGATTGGTACTAGACGCGCTGTACGTCTGGTCAACCGTGACCGCCGCCGGAATCGTGGGCTTGTTGCTGAGGTCGTTGTAAGAACCGGTGATGGCGACCTTCTTCAGGTCCTCCCCGCCCACCTTGAGCGTCTGCGCGTCAAGCGAGTCCGCAGTACGGTCGCCGAGGTTGCTTGCGGCAAGCGCAGCCTTCAGCGCGTCTATCTCCGCCGCCATCACGCACAGTGCGTGCGCCAAGGTCTCCGGCATATCACCCTTGAGGCGGTCCCGGATTTCCTTTTCCATCAGCTTAGAGAGCTGTTCGCCAAGTATGGCGTCTCCGTTGTAGTCCTGCGGTGTTATAGGCATTTTCAAAACCTCACTCTGTACTTCCTTTCAAGTACACGCTTTAGTGTAAACTTCGGCTTCACGCAGAAGCACATCTTCTGCGGATTCCAGCCAAGAAACCGACCGAACGAGTCAAGTACGCAGTCCCTGAACCTCTCCGTCGTCCTACGCATGGTCTTGTGCTTCATCATCCCCACGTAGGTATTCATAGAAGACAGAAGCCTGTCCGTCTTCCATTGGATACCCTTGACCCGTTTCCATTCCTCAACCTTGCGGAAGGCTCTCCTCACGGTGGACCTGTCGATGATTTCTCGGTCGTACCTCACATGGCTACCGAGTATCCTCACGCCCTTGGAATAGTGCTGTAGGTAGAACTTCCGTTCATTCAGGCTTACTTTCAGCTCGGCCAGACGTTTTCGTAGTTCAGGGATGACCGACAGAAATTTCGCCTTGTCCTTGGTTACGATGTAGATGTCGTCCACGAAGACTACCACGCGCATAAAGTCTAGCGTCTCCATCCATCGGATAACATCGTTGATGTACCGCCCCATGGCGTTCTGCCAAATCAAAAATCCAATCGCACCGCCGGTGCCTACGGGCTTGTTGAAAAGGCTCTTTTCTGGAGCTATGCCGGACCATTCCGACTTAGGCACATACACGTTGCAGTGCCTTGCTGGATCGGCCCTCATGCACTCCGTCATCATGTAACGCAGGTCGTCCGCCACGTCTCCCGAATACGCACTGTCGATTATGTCTAGCTGTTGCTTCAATGCGATTTCGACGTCGGCGTTTGGGAAGTAGCCCTTCAGGTCAAGGTGCGCTATCCAAGCGTCCTTTGTGAACCCGTCGGTAACCTCGAACACGTCCTTGCGGAACTGAAAAATTGCCGCGTGAAGTCCCTTTCCTCGCCTGTTGTTGTACGAGCGTTCCGAAAGGATTCTTTCGTATTCAGGGCGCAATTTGCGCTCAATGAAATGGTGTACGATACGAACGTACATTATCGTAGCGAAGATTTCACGCGGCTTCGGAATTTTGACGACAAAGGCATAGTTGGTGGCAGTATCGAGCGCACGCCCGTTGAGGTCTACGCATAGCTGGAACAGGTTCTTCTCCATGTCCATCTCGAAAAGCACCGCATCGCGTGAGCGGCGCTTGTTGCTCCTCGCAACGAGATAGACGTTGTAGAGTTCCTCAAGCGTAACCATACTTTCCACACAAAGGCATACATCCGTCAAGTTCGCGCACGACAACACCCTGTTGTTGTTGTTCAAGTTGTTGTTGTTGTTGAAATTGCCGTTGTTGTTCATATTCCACGCATGGCCGCGCGAACGCAACACAGGCAACCACCGCAGCCTAACGGCTGCTCTAGGGCGCACTTCCTGGAATGGTATTAATGATACCGTCGCCCCCTCTTAACTTTGATTGTATACCGGAACGGAGGCCGTCGTTTGAAGCCTTCGTTGACCGTACTTCGCGGGAGAGCTTTTCCCTCCACGCGATAATGCCGTCGTCAATCCTCTTTATGTATTCGAATGTCGATATGAACTTTTTCTCGTTCTTCGCCAATTTCGCCATGTCTTCTTGACTTACGCCAAAAAGACCTTTACAAGCTTTATCACCTCCATATAATTTCTTGTCGCAACAAATCCTCATCAGCCCCTTCAGCACCTCGAAATGCGATAGAAACTTGTCCGTGTGGACTAGCTTGTCAACACCGCGCAACTTGTAGGACATCGTGAAGTCCGAAAGCATTCCCATCACGGCGTCAAGCATACGCTCGCCGAGAACGGCACGGTCACGCTTCGGCATTACGAAGCGCAGGTCGTACACGATACCAGCTAGGCGGTACGTGTTGATGTAGATTGGAGCGTCGAGTAAGGTCTTGGACATGGTTCGCTGATTGAGGGGTGAGGCGCGGCTTATGAAGGCCGCGCCATGTTAAGGACAAAGTATCAATAATTTAAGAGCGCGCACGACAACACCCTGCTGTAGTCGTCCAAGAAGGTGCTGTTGATGAAAATGCCGCGGTTGCTCATACCCCACGCAAGGCCGCGCGAACGCAACACAGGCAACCAGTACCATTTTTCGTACAAACTAATTCTAGTACTAGAAATCTTGGACATGGCGATGTTCACCCTGTCCGTGGACTTGAGCACGCTCGAATTACTGCACGACACGTCCTTGAACAGTTCACGCTGCACCTTGGCACCGGCCATGAACCAGTCGCCGTAGCGAAGTCCCGGAACATTCCAGAAGTTCTTGCCAGTTCCGAATGAGCCGTAAGTCGTGTAGTGTGTCGTGGCGAAGTTTGCAATCGGGAAGAAGGCGCGTTCTTCGGATGCGTTGATGTCGGTCAAAATCTTCGTTTCGGCCTTGCCATCCTTATAGATGGGCGCATTGAAGGACGAAGGGTACTTGACGAATCTAGAGCGTAGATACCGTTCCCAGCCGTCCACGCCCGTGCCGTATGTCGTGAGTTCCGAAGCGCTCGGGTGCTTGCTGCCCTGGTCCACCGTAATCCACTCCTGCAATGTATAGAATGCGTTGGCTGCGCCGTCGTTCGCACCGTCCCAAGACGATTGTCCGCTCGGCAGTCCTTCGCCGGACAATTTCGCACGGAGTACCTCCCACGACACGCCCTGACGGTAGCCTTTTCTGTCGGCGTTGTCTTCAATGGTCGACTGAATGAGCGCGTCCACGTCGATTGTGGACGGGATGGAATAGCTACCGATGGAAGCGTCTTCGCACCACTTGCATGTCGTGTCTACGTTTTTCCAGAAGATGTAGACCTTCTTTACGAAGACTGCACCGACCACGCCCACGCTTTCGTATCCGGCGGCCTGCATTGCAGAGTCGTCGAGAGTCTCGAGAGCGATAATCTTCGCCTTGCCTTCCGGCGTTCCGCTAGGCACGGAGCCGTCGGATTCCGGCGTGTACGCGCATGTGGACGGCACGTAGAGCACGTCGCCCTGGCGGGGAATGATGGCTTCCACGTTCTTGCCGTCAAAGTGAAGCTTGCCCGTGTCCGCCTCCATAGAGACTGTGGACTTGCCTAGAGCCGTGCGGGCGGTGTCGGCGGCGTATGCCGTGGCGTCCGTGTACTTGTTGATGAATGTTCCTGCCATGGTTCAAATTCTCCTTTAATTAGTCCGCCGCAGGCGTAACGGTGAACGACACGTTGTTGAGCTTCAGTTGCTTGTGTGCGACATCGATTTCCACGTCGAGCTTGTCCTGCTTCTTGATGATTTCGGACGCGATCTTGGTGGTCAGCCTTTCTAGCTGTGCGCCCTTGATGGCGTCGTCCTGATAGTCTTGCGGTGTAACTGGCATATTACTTACTCTCCTTTACCGTTTATGCGGAGGCAATTGCGGCCGCCATGGCGTTGTCGAAAAGGGCGTCGACCTCGGCGTCGGTCATGAAGTCCATGACGACGGAGTCCGTCCCGTTGACTGTCTTCTTGAGTGAGCCGCCACCGCCGCTCTGGTTTGCGACGTACTTGACGTCCGTGACTGCACCCGTCTTGAGGTCGTTCAGGGTCTTCTTGTCGTCGGCGGACATCACGCCAGCGGTAGCTCCAGTCGTGCCCGTAGCGACCGCAAGAGGGACGACCACGTTGCCGTTGTTGTTGAGCTCGGTCCCGGAGGAAGACCCGATCTTCACGCTCTTTACCTTGGATGCGAGCGATTCTGCTACGTCATCTCCGCCGATTTTGAGCACCTGAGAGTCAATTTCGTCCGCGGTGCGTGTGCCGAGGTTTTCTTCCTTGACGGCCTCTTCCAATGCACCGATACGCGCGTCATGGTCGTCGAGCGCGGCGGCGATTACCTCGTCCTTGTCCTTCGTGGCTTCGCCCGATGCGAGGTCGTCGAGCTTCTCCTTGTCGGAGGCCGACATGAGGCCTGCGGAACCTCCAACGCCGTCAGTGGACGGAGTGGCGACTGCGTCAGGAATCGTGACGGTGTGTTCCCCGAGGGTCGTCGTGTGGCCCAGCGAGTCCACGGTTGCAGATAGCGCCTTGAACGTATCCCCGAATCCCGGGGTCTGCGCGGTCGTGTCGCCCTTGCTCGTGTTGGCGCCCGATGACGGGTGCGTGTACACGGCGGTTTCCGCGCCGTCAACCATGATGTTGCCGTTTGTCTGCGAAGCCTCGACCTTGTTGGCACCTGCCGTAATGCCGTCGAGCTTTTCCTTGTCCGTGGCGGACATGAGGCCCTTCGTACCACCAGCGCCTGAAACGGAGGGCGATGCGTCCGGGACGGTCTTCTTTGTAGGCGCGATTACTCCATTCGCATCCTGCGAGATGGAGTCGATGAACGAGTAGGAGTTGCCGCTTGCGGTCGGGTCGGTTACGGCCGTCTGCTTCGGCTTGTAGCCCGACTGGATGTCGGATTCCATGGCGTCGATTGCGTCTCTTACAGCCTTCTCGCTTGCCGCCTTATTGTTCTCTGTCGAGACCGTGGCGCCGACGGAGCCTGCGAGCTGTACGAGACCCTTCTGCGAGGTTGACGCTTCCTGGATGTCGGCGAACGTTGGCGTCATTACGCCATTTGCATCCTGAGCAATCCCCGTGAGCGTCTTGGTGGTCGAACCTTGACCTCCTGGTATTGCCGTCTGCTTCAGCTTGAACTCGCCATCCATGGAGTACCAGTAGTGCGTACCGTTACCACTGTAATACTTCAGGTCCTCTCCATTCCTTACCTCGATGTCGCCGTCCGTGATTGTACCGGCAGCCGTAACATGGACAGTGGAACCCGTAGGAATCGTCTCCGAAATCGCATTGATCTGCGTCGGTGTCATCGGACCGTAGTCCTTGCCTCGGTTCAGGATTGCGTTGTCGATTTCGGTGCGGACCCCACCTGACGTAATGAGCCTGTCGTCACCACTCGTCGCAGTGCTTGTCATCGCCGCCGTATCGATCTGCGTAAGGCCTACCGCATGGTCATCAATCTGCCCGGTGCCTACGGCCTTGTCTCCAATCTTGTCCTGCGTGACCTTCTTCGCCCCGATGGACACGTTCAGCGTCATTGCGGTCGAAGACTCGCCGTTCCACGTCTGCGTACCGCTTACGTCGCCCTGAAGGGTGAACGTTCTCGTGCCGTCGAAGCGCTTCGCCTCGATGTCGGCGATTACGCCGTCCTTGTCTACTACTTCACTTACACCTGGATTGTTAGCCATGCTAAAACCTCCATAAATTGCGTTAGCCGAAACGGAGCTGTCCGTTTGCGACGATGAGGCCCTTGGCCTTCAGGTTCTCTATTTCTGCGGCATTGTCCGCGTCGCCCTTCTTGACCTTGGCAATGAGCTTCTTTAGGCCCGGCGTGTCGAGCACCTGGCGCTTTGTGGTTTCTTCTTCACTTTCTTCCGTTGCCGCCATTCTTGTACTCCTTGAGGGTCTCGATAACTATGTCCATCTTCACCAGCACCTGCGCCAGTTGCACGTTCAGCGTGGCAATTTCCTTGCCGGTGGCCTCGATGCGGATGTCCGCCTTGTCCTGCCAGTTCTGCATAGCCTTGTGCTCGACTTCCATGGCGGTCATGCGTGCCTCGGAAACCCCGCTATCCTTGTGCTGGATGTAGAGCGTAACCGCGGCCATGAGCGCCACCATTCCCGTGATGAGGGGATGTAGGAGCTTTCGCCACTTCTCGTGCTCGGTATCGATTACTTCTGTAGCCATTCAGCCGCCTCCGTTACGTGTTCACGAGCTGTCCGGCACCTACCGGATGCAGAACGGTCTCGTTGGCAGTCTGCTTGACCACGATGAAGTCGCATCCGCAAAAGCCGGTCATTTTCCACTTCTTGCCAGTCAGCCCGATGTCGATGTACGTGACGTCGGACGCGCCCTGGTCGATAAGTACGGAATGGCGAGCACCGTAGTTAGCGTTTGCGAGAAGCGAAGCGAGGTCGAGGACAGTCCCAGTATTCTGCGGAGTGATGTTCAGAACGCACCCCTTCGTGATGTCGAAGGCCGGAGTAAGTCCGCCGTTTGAGTCGAGTTCTGATTCCTGGATGTCCTGAACGAACTGACCCTTGAAAAGGGCCATCTTGTCGAAACGGGCCGCATTGTTGAACGTTGCGATGCCGTCGAAACGGGCAGTATCAGCAGCACGCCCAGATGCAGCGGCGCGCCCGATTACAATAGTTCCTTCCGTATTCGTGGCGAGTATTTCGTCAGTCTTGACGTCACCTTTGAATCCGGTTGTCGTACCTAGAAGGCTTACACCACCTCCTGCTGAACCGATAGCGACTGCAGTGTTCTGCGTTTTCGGCCCTATCGAGTCGGTGCTGACTCCGTCCGGGATGATTACGCCGTTATCGGCAGAAATCGTAAGCTTTAGCGCAGTCTTGTCATACTTGACGGAGGCGTGTTCAGCAGGAGTGGAGCCAGACAGGAATTGGAGACCGACTCCGTCCTCCCCCGCCAACTTGACGATATAGTCGGAGCCTTCGTGCTTGAACCCGGCATAGGATTTGATGGAACCATCTGCATCGAGTTCCATTTCGTAGGTACTAGTCCCGTCGGTGAACGTGATGCTGTTGACCGTGATATCGCCTGCCGCACCTCCGATGAGCTTGCGGAGTTCAGTGACGGTCATCTTATTGTCGCGGGGCGTACCCGTCCCGTGGACGATGTAGATGACGTCCGTCGAGAGGGCGTTAGCCGCAGTAAGGGCGTCCTTGTCCAAGAGCGATGTGATGTTTTCTGACATTATCCGTTATCCTCCTCGTCGTCGCTTTCCGCAGGGGTGTTGTCCCAAAGTTCGTCGAATTCCTGTTCCGTGATGGCGTCCGTCTTGACGGTGCCGCCTTCTTCCGAGTCGCGCACCATGTAGCCGTTGTGCTCTGCGGAAGCGTCCGGCAGGTCCTTGATGCGGACTGCGTCGTAAGTGGTTCCACCGATGTCCACCGGTATCGTAGGCACTGTCTGTCCTCCCTTGATTACGACCTTCACAGGCACGCCCTGCGGTGTCGCGATTACGTTGCCAGTCTCGTCGCCCAATACGAGGTCGTGTTCCACGTTAGCGTCGTCCGCCACCATCATCATGAGCTTTCCGTCCTGGTCTCCCATCAGGGAGCCGTCGCAGAACTGTATGGCGGCTCCCGGAAGCCCGAGAACGCCTGCAGGGGCGAGCTTCTTCACCTGACGGCGCAGGAGCTGGTGACCGCCACCGTCCGCTGTTCCGTTGCCGTCTGGCCTAGGCCCCGTGTAAATAATGAACGTGGCGTCCGCCTCGTCCATGTACTGCGGCTTAGGGTCGCCCGACATCGAGGCCGCCATCTGTATCGCGTAATCGGGAGTCCCTGCCGAGTCCGACCACAGCGCGGCGAGAACGCGTTCCCTGAAATGGGCGTCGGATTCGTCGGCACCCCTTTCGAGGTTCGCAAGCTTCCCGATAAGGTCTAGCCTTGCGCCTGTCGCCGTATCGACATCGAGCAAATCCTGAAGTTCAACGCAGGCGTCGTCTAGAGGCTGGATGAGTTCGTCGATTGCGGCCTTCAATAGTCCCTGGAACCTGTTGTCAGCGCCTTCCGGAAGCGTGCAGCCTTCGGAGGAGACGACCGACTTCAAGTCGCCCTTGTACTGTTCAAGGAAGAGTTCCTTCAGTACCGGCCAAATGTCCCTGTTCGTTACCGACATCTCTCGCTACGGCCCCACAACTTCGATGTTTTCCTGCGGAAGTACGGCGTACTTGTCCGATGCGACCGCGATACGGTTCGTGGTCCATGTAGAGCCGTCTGTGGACACCTGCACATTGACAGTGTCTATGCCTTCGACCTTGTAGATTGCGCCGATTGCGCGTTGCGGGATGATGTCCTTTCCTCCGGTGTATTCCGTGAGCGCCCATTCGGCTACAGCCTTTATGATTTCGGCCTTGTAGTTGTCCGGGAGTTGTTCTTCCGTGTATTCGGTGACGGTGATCTTCATGTAGAACGGATTGGAAGCCGTTATCACGAAGAACTTGATGTCGTGCGACATTCCGGAAGAGTCCTTCGCAGTACCGTCCCTGTTGCCGTAAGCCCTGATGCCTGCGGGCTTGCACTCCCATATCTTCTGAGCGATGTAGCCGTCAGCGGACGCGATTTCGCCCTGAGTCTCCTTTTCCTCGAGTTCAGCGTAGACGTCCTCTGGGATGTAGACGGCGAACGAGTGGCCCGGAATGTGGTCGGCATTCTCGGTTGGCTCTGGGTTTTCCGCCATCGTTACGCTGGAGTGGATGTTGTCGCGCAAATAGGTGAGCATGCCCTCGAAAGTTGCGAGGCCCTTGTTGTCCGCCTCGAGAAGCCTTGCCCTCAGTTCGTCGTCTTTTTCGTCAAGGTTCCTTGTAAGGCCCATCAGACGCGCGATGTTGTCTAGGAATACGCCCTCGGCGCTGGAGACGTCGAGGTTCGCGATTGCGCCCTGCAAAGCCGCCTTCACTTCGTCGTATGCGTATCCTATGAGGTCGAAAAGGTGGCCGTCGGGCGAGCTGGGGTCCGTCTGCAAGGACTGCCCGAATACGGCCTTCAGCTTCGTCATGAAGGCTTCGCGCATCTCGCGGTAGGACTTGACGCTTATACCGTTTCCGTCAATGCTGATAATGTCGGCCATCAGAATTCTCCAGTCGTGACGCTCCCGTCACGCGCCTGCACCTTGAACTTTCCGCCCATGTTGCGGCGTCCGCCCTTCACTTCGAGGACAACCTGCACCACCTTCTTTACCGCCGGCAACTGCGAGAGCTTCTTGCGGATGATCGCCGTAGCCACGTCGAGGTGCTGTGCCGGTAGGCCAAGTATTCGCTTGAACCACGGAACGCCATGAGTGTAGTCGACGAACGACTCACCCTCCTCGCATTTCAGCATGCAGAGGCACTGCTGTTCTGACTCCTTGCGGATCGCATCGGAATCGTCCTTGAGGATGCGCGAAATGCTACCGCCATCCGAAAGCTCCAGGTCGTGATTGTTGTTTAGGCGCAGTTCGTTCATATACAGACAAAAAAAATAGGCCGCCCACTTATAAAGCAGGCGGTTCCTATAGAACATTGTCAAATACGCTTAATTTCGTATCAAGTCGTAGAAGGCGTAAGCGGTATGGCCTGCGTAGGAGTACCGACGCTGCCAGCTGTGGCGTGGCCGTGTTGCAACAACGAGAGCGTCGGCGTCGCGAAGTCGCTCGCGTTCATCTTGCCGTCGCTCGACACGTTTCCAGTTGCCGAAATCTTGCCATTCACGGAGAGGTCACCGTCTACGCTCACCTTGTCCGCAGTGAGGCTTACGGAATCGGCCGTAAGCGAGACCTTCCCGTCGTGGCCGATGTTCACCGTAACCGCCCTCTCACCGCTCCCGCGGCTCAACGGTATCGCCACGAGGTCGTTCAGGTCGTTTCCGGAAAACGAGATCGGGTCGTAAGGCCCCTTGTCCTCTCCGCCTTCGGCCCATGCGCGGAGGTCCCGGCTAGATGATATGCAAAGCAGCGGGTCGCCCTCGGCAAGTTCGAACTTGACGACCGCCGCGGAAGTACCGGGCCAAAGGACGGGTACGCCCTCGACGGGTAGCGGCTTGCCGTCCTTGCCGTCAGGCTCTATCTGCATGTTCTTGAGGACGTTGCGTATAGAAGGCGTAACGTCAACCGTCCCGTCGTCGTTCACCTTTTTCACAACCGCTGGGAACGCCGTCTCGAACCCTTCCATGTAGGAATCTATGAGCGTCCTGACCAGCCTTACGATTATCCTGTCGAGTCCGTTAGCCATCTATGCCCCCGTTCGGCTCCTGGGCCGTAAATTCAATAGTGAAGTCGCTCCCGGCGTTTCCGCCCTTGTACGTGCAGTCGGTGACGATGTAGCGTCCCTTGACCGCAAGCACGCTGTCGTACTCGCCTCCGTCCGATCCGTCGATGTCAACGAAGCAGTTCGGCACTATCGCGGCGTTCATGAGGCAGCGCCCGCGCACCTTCTTTATGCGGTCGATTTCCTTGCTCGGCCTTTCGAGCGGCTTCACGTCGCCTTCCTTCTTCGAAAGGAAGAAGTAGTTCGGGTCGTCCCCGAAGTTGACCTTGTTGAGGCTCTCGTCGCGCTCCATGCGGCACTCGAGAAGCCCGGTCTCGTGCGAAAGGTAAACCTCCTCGAGGTCTATCGACTTGTCGCGACCCATGACGATTAGCTCGTTGTTGTCGAGGTAGAGTATCGTCTTGCCGGCTCCCTTGAGCGCGTACTCGTAGAAGTCCTGTATAACGTCAGTGAAAGTCCCGGAGCGCCTGTAAGGGTGTTCAAGCGGTTCGTCGATGAACGCACCCTGCCCTGCACGGAGCACGATACCAGCGTAGTCGCACAGTTCCTGCAGGCATGCGCGTACCGTCTTGCCCTTGGAGAAGCACACGGAGCAGTTCAGGCGCGCAAGCTGATAGAAGTTACCGCGTGCCTGCACGCAGTTGATTTCGAGGACCACGTCCTTTCCGTTGCGTTTCGGCACCGCGTAGGCTATCTGCCCGGCGAATATCGTCTTCGCGCCACCCTCGTCCTCGTAGCCCGCCTTCAGGATGACGGAGTTTCCTTCGTTCATTATCGAGTTCAGCGTGTACGGCTTCGGGTTGTATATGGTGATTTCCGCGCCGTTGTCGAACCACTCGACGGAGCGCGTCACCTCGAACTCGATGTCGAGCGCAGAAAGGTCGAGCGAGGTCTCACCGCCCGACTCGTTGCCCTTGCTGAACTTTCCGACCAGTAGCTGAACCACCCTACCGAACGCCATTCGCTACGCCTCCCCCTTGAGCACGGAAAGCAGGTATTCCTTTTCGTCTTCCTCGATGTAGTTGAGCGTGTAGTCGCTCCCGAGGTTGTCAAATCCGAGAGGGTCCTTGCTGTCGAGCGTCTTTTTCAGCACGACCAGATCGCCGCCTTTCAGGCAGCGATTCTTGTAGGCGAGAAGCGGCGTGTTGGTGACGAGCCGTATGCCGTTGTTCTTACCGTCCACGGACTCGAAGTCGGCGAACCAGTGGCCGTCGCGGCTGTTCCACAGTAGGCGTATCGAGAGCGAAACGCCCGAAAGGTTCACGGACAGGGTGCGCCATGCACCTCCGTCCTTGTTTATCGGAATTTCCATCATGGCTGCATCACCTTCCCGGTTATTGATTCCTCGATCTTCGACGAGTTCCTTTCTACGGCCGTCGCCTTGCCTGCCTTGTTGTTCTCCGCCATCTTCTTTCCCGCGTCTGTTGCCTGCGTCTTCGGCGCGGGAGGGTTCCACACCCCGTCACGGCGCACGATTGAAACTTTCGCCGTTTTCAACTCGCTGAGCTTTGCCGTGAACTTGATGCTTTCGCCGTCCTCCGGGCCGCGCGAATACGGCATTGACTCGAAAAGCATCTCCTCGTAAACTTCGAGCGAAGTTACAAGTCGAACCGGCTTCCTGGTTCTTGCTATTTCTTTCAGCTTCTCGAATTTCTTGAGTGCCACATTTCCGCGCCCCTTGACACCGTCCACATTGACTTCGTCGGCTTCTTCATTCACAGTGCCGTCGTCGTTGACGTACCCGCTTTTCTTACTTCCTATCGGATGGCTCGTGAACATGCCCGTTATCTGCACTGTACGCGGGCGTTCCTGCACGTGGTCGCTCATGCTGGAACCGTCTTCAACGGCGTGTTCCGGGGTGTCGAAGTCAAGTGAATGCGACTCGTCGATGAGCAGGTCGAACGGGAGCTCAACAAGACCCGCGGACGAACGGCCTACGCCGAAGTCCTCGTCGCGGAAGAACAACGAGGACTGCATGACCTTCGGCGGCAAATCGCTTCCGGTAAACTTGTCTATAAGCCCCTGGTACGGAAAGGTAATCATAGCGCGAAAGCCTTTGCCGCTGCTGTGCGGCTGGTGAAGTTGAGCTGTGACGTGGCGAAGAAGCGCAACTGCTCCTTGATTATCTTTGCCGTCATTTCGGAGTCTGCCGATATGCTGTTGTACACGGTGATGTTGTTGTTGTACGTGTCGCCCTTCGTCATCTTGGCATTTTCAGCGTCAATCCTTTTCTGTAGCTCTTCCTCTGAACTGTAATCCGGTTTAGGCAACTGCCCGACATTGTTCATTGCGTTCATCGCGGCTTGACGTTTCGCCATGTACTTACGCTTCTCGAACTCGTGTTTCATCCACGACCTTTGATTTTCGGTAAGGCCGTTGTAAAGCATACCCACCGCAGGGTTTCTAACGTTCTGCAAGTCTATGTTTTGGCCGATCCCGTTCATCCTTGCCAAGACTTCCGCCTTTTCGTTTTCGGAAAGACCGAGCGCCTTCTGGTACTCGATTTGGCTTTGGACATGACGGTTTGCCTCGTCGAAGTACGCCTTGTGAGTCGTTCGTTTGCCTTCCCTCGATTTTTCGGTAGCAAGCTCCATAGTTGTCTTTGCTGCTTTGTAAATCTGTTCGAGACCCCAAATTGCACCAGCGACAAGACCGCCCTTGCCTATGCTCTTGAGCGTCTTGCCGAGCAATACGAATCCAGTACCCGAATCGAGCGCGGACGCCCTAGCCGCCCTCATTGCAGGGCCGAGCAGCTTCATCGCCGCGACAAACCCCATGATTTCCACCGGAGCCTGCGAAAACAGCTTCAGCGCGTCTGAAAACGCGCTTGCGAACTCGCGGATTTCTCCCGTATGTGCCTTAACCGCATCCATGAGAGACACGAGGACATCCTTGAACCCCTCGAAAACTTTCTTGAGCGTCGGGAGGTTTTCCTTCATGGACTTTGCAAGCTCGCCCACGACCGGCAACAGCTCGCGACCGATTTCCTCGCGCATGTCGCCGATGTCGTTCTTGAGCTGCTGGATCTTGCCTTCGTCGGTCCTGGCGAATTCGTCGGCAAGGCCCTTCCAGTCTGCCATCGCCTTTTCAAGGGCGGCGACCTTCAAGTCCTCGATGTTCTGACCCCTGTGCTCCTTCAGCCACTTGAGCAATTCCTTGTCATCTGCGCTGAGTTTTAATTCCCCGGTTTTCTTGTCGGTCTTTACATTCCCCTTTTTAAGGTCTTCATTCAGTTTCAACGCATTCGTAATCATTTCGAGTTCCGAAGTGTCGAAACCCTTTTTTCTCAGCGAATCGTATGTACCATCAAAAGCCTTTCCAAGACCCGTTGCGAGGCTGGAAAGCATCTGCGGGTTCATTTCCGCACCGCCAGTCATGCCCATGGAATAGTCGGCAAGGAGGTTCATCATTCTGGAAAGCCTTCTCGGGTCCTTGACGAATGTCGAAAGCTCAGCCGCGCCTGCAAGCATGGCTTCATCGCCGATAGTCGTACGCTGCTGGATCCGTGAGGCCTGCAACTTGATGTACTTCGAAGCCTGACCCATCCCGTTGTTTCTTAAAACCGTGTCAAGCATCTGTTCCTGCTTGCGCTGCGTAACGAAGGCGTCTATGCTGCCCTTGCCGAAACCGACAAGAGCTGAAATTCCCTTGAAACCGGCATAGGCCGCGACGAGACCCGTCACGGCGCCCTTCATCCTGTCGAATGCCGAAGCGAGGCCGTTCGTTTCCTTCGTAGCGACCTTCATTCCGGCTGCAATGTCCTTTGTCTTCTTCGCCGTCTCGCTTGCGGCCTTGCTCGCCTTCTGCATGCCCTTCTCGAGACCGGACGCGGGATTGTTCCCTCCTACTCCGGCGACACCGCCGCCGAAAGCCTCGCGGAAACGCTTCACGGCAGCGACTAGCTCGCTGTCGTCAACTTTCAACTTTATCGACTGTACAAATTCTTCTGCCATCTACACGGCCTCCGCTTCCTTGCTTTTCCTTGTTCTTCTGCGAGTAGAGTTCTGTCCATGCGCTCTTGTAGTCCTGTTTCATCCTCAAGTACGCCCCGAAATTAGCCATGCGGTCGAAAGTCCACTCCGCCTCTATATCAGAAAGCGGAACATGCGCTTCCGCGACGATACGCCACACTAGCACATATTCCGCCGATCCGCCGCTAAGTTCGCCGATGTCGCCGAGGGCCTTTATGTCCTTCGCGTCGGCGTTCTCGAACGCGGCTACGATTGGGTTTGAACGGTTGAGTCGCCACCCGTCGCCTTCGGGGCCTTCGCGAAAGGGGAAAGTTTTTCTTCCTTCCACACCTTCACGAGAAGCACGTAGATTTCATTGAAGCGCCCTTCGAAATGCGAAGTCACTGCGTCGAAGTCCGAAAGCGTAACGTTCTTCTTGCCCTGAGTTACCACGGTGACGTTCTTCAGCGTGGTTTCGACAAGCCAACGGAAGTCTTCTCGGCCCATGTCAGAGAACACCCCGGACATCGCCACAAAAGCTTCGCCCTCGTCGTCGAGGATGAATCCCGTCTGAGCCATGCGCCCGATGACACCAAGCACCTTGCGGTCGAGGTCCATGGCCTCGAACCCGGTGTGCGGCAGGAGCTGGTATTCGTCCTCGCCCACCTTGAAGTTAATCGGCTTCATAGGCTACTATGCCCCCTCGAATGCGGCTTCGGCCTTGACCTGCAATACGATGTTGCGCGGCTGAGCCTGTCTGCCCTTCACGGCGTCGCCCATGCTCTGAATCCACGCGACGCCCATGAGGACGTATGCGCCGTTGAGGTCCACGATTGCGAACGGGAACGGGCCGACGCCAGTCTTCTCGTCGGCGACGCGCGCCGTCTCGATTGCGTTGATCTGCGGGCTCGTCTGCATCATCGGGAGCGTCACCGTGTAGAGGTTACGCACCATGCGGGAGCGTTCCACTGCGCCGTTGGAGCCCTCGACGGTCTCGAAGTCCGGGCCTTCCTTGGAAATGGTCGGGTCGCCGTTGAAGTCCGTGATGGCGATGCCGTTGAAGGAAATGTTTACCTTGGTGTGGTCATAAGTCTTGAACATCGACATAGTTCTTTCGCCTCCTTGTCCTTAGAGAGTGACCTGCAGTTCAACCTGCACGACGGTGTGTACGGAGTTCATGCGGGCGTAGCGGCCCTTGATGAGCGGGAGGTTGCGCTTGCGCACGTCTTCCGCGTAGTTCGCCACGAGGTAGCTGTACGTCTTGTAGTCCACGCTCGCGGAGTCCGTCATTACGTACTGGTGGTCGGTATCCTGCGCGACCGTGAGTACGTTCATCACGGAAGCCGCGACGGAGGCGATGCCCGCGTCGTCGTAGTTGATGCCGTTGCCGTCGTTGCCTTCGCCGAGCAGCTTGTAGATGCGGCTCTGCGTGTTGAATCGGATCCAGTCGTCCTTGACTACCTGGTCGATGAAGCTTTCGGCGTCGGCCGTCGTGCCCATGAAGAGTCTGGCCTCGCCGGAAACCTTGACGTAGATGTTGATGCCGCCGTCAATCCATGCGTTGTACTGCGAGACGGTGTATGTATCGGGCGTGACGCCCTTGCACTTCTTGTGGGCGAACGTGCCGCGTGCCGAGTCGCTTGCACAGCGGAGCGCCACGATACCGACAGGGAGGAACTCGACGGAAACATCTACGGTCGTCGTTGTACCGCTTTCGGTCGTGGAAGTGTGGAGGTTGCCGTCGGTCCACCCTCCGGGGAGGCTCGACGGGTGCGTTACGGTAGTGGTCGTGCCGCTTGTCACCGTCTGCGTGATTTCCTTGATTTCGTCGTGCTTGTACACGGCGATGCGATTGCCGCCGTGGTTCTTGAGGGAGGTCGGGTCCTTCACCTGTACGTGGAGAACCTTCTTGGCGTCTGCGAGCCATTCCTGCCAGCCGTTAGAGCCGGTGAGGATGGTGGTAGTGACGGATCCGTCCCAAGTAGCCCAGACGACGTGGTAGAAGCTGAAATCCTGCGCGGCGGCCTGCACTGCGGCGAGCGTTGCGGCGGCGGTGTTGCCCGCCGGGATGCACACGACGCGGGACGGTTGGGAGTCCTGCGCGAAGAAAGCCTTCACCATGGCGGTGAGTTCGGAATTTTCTCCGTAAGCTGTAACTGCGTCGGCGACACTTGCGATTTCGCCTGCGACAGGCGTGGAAGTGGTCGCGAGGCCGACAAGGGCCACGGTGTTCACATCCACGGTCGTGACGCTCGAAATGGCGTCCTGGATGCTTATCTTGACAATCTGGTCGATGATTTCAGCCATTGTCCTATACTCCTGTTATCGTTAATGGTTCGACGCTCTCGATCTTCGGAACGTCCTCTGTAATCTCGTCCGCGAAGTTCACGCGCATTGTGAATCGCCACTGCCTCACGATGAACTCGCCGTCGAAGGTGTCGACCGGGATGATGCTCCCGAAATCCCACACGCTGAACCCCGCCTCCGCACCCGCCCTGTCGCGGAAGTCCTTCCGCTGGATCAGGTTGCGGACCATGCGAAGCGCCTCGCCGTCGCCCTCGACCTCGGTAAACGAGACGGTGGCTACCTGCTGGAAGGCGAACTTCACGTTCGAACCCGGAGGCGGCTGCATCTCGGAGCCGTACTGTTCCACGTCCTCGACACGGACGGCGACATACTTTCCGACGGGTGCCGGCAGGCTCGACGGTGCCTTCCTAAACGGACAATCAAGGAGGGCATGGCCGTTGAAGTACTCGACTATGCTCCCCTTGATACGTTCAACCAAGGATGACTCAAGTTCTTTCTGCTGCACTCCGTCAGGCATTGCCTACGCCCTCCTTCAGTGCTTCCGGGATCTGCGACGGCGGCACGAGGCAGCCGACATACTTGTAGTGGTCGATGAGGCCGTTCAGGTTCGGAAGCTCGTCGACAAGCTCGTAGAGGAAACCGCCGCAGCGGACATAGCCGAGGCCGTTCCCGTCTTCCGAACGGAAGTCGAGGCGTTCGCTCGAATAGACCTTTACGGTGCCCGTATTGCGCGAAAGGGCGACAGCGGGTACGGTCTCCTTGCCGTTGAACGGCTGCACGGTCCCTCGCACGGTGCGCGTGGTCTTCTCGCCAGGCACGGCGTTGCCTCGCATGTCGACGGTGGGCCTTCCGAGCCTCACGAACTCAAAGGAACGATTGAACAACGTCGCCACAGCCGAGCCCCATTCCGCAGCACGCGCCGCCCGTCACACCCGGACGGGGCGAATACTGCTCCAAAAGTTCAAGGTATTCCTGCCCGAAGACGGTGTTGGCGAGGTCGTTATTTTCGCCGGACGAGCCGCCCGAGGAGTAACCAACGGAGAGGTCACCCTCGCGCTTGCTCGTTACCGGGCCAGCGACGCCCTCTTTGGCCATGTCGAGGAGCGTGGCCTTGTGCATTACCATGAGGGATAGTGCATACACGTACGCCTTGCCGAAGTACTGCCTGCCTACGCGGAGTTCCGCGCCACGGATCATGGCCTCGAGACGCGGGCTGTTAGCCACGGAATCCTCGAGGTAGCCTACAAGTTCGTTTCTTTCTTCGGGTGTCAGTGCCATCTTCAGTTCGCCTTCGTTAAGCTTCAACGTCGCCGTCTTCTTCCTCGGCCTTCTTGGCGGCTTCGGTTGCGGCCTTCGCCTCGGCCTTCATCTTGCCGAGCTGCGCACGTCTCTTTTTTGCCGCGTCGGACACCTTCGCGTCGTCATTGCCGAGCTTCTCGAGTTCGTCAACGACGCCTTCGGTGTTAGCGTCCTTCATAGCGGATGCGGGGTCGTCGGACACGACCACATCGTCCTCTTCGACGTAGTGCTTCAGGCCGGGAAACTTATCCGTGTCGATTTCCTCGGCAACGTTCGTTCCAGGGAGGAGCATTGTGTCGCCGAAGACGAGTGCGCGCTTCGTGCGGTTGTTGTAAATCTTCTTCATCGTTTTTCTCCAGAATTGATGCGACTTGAATGAGTGAAAAAAAGGATTACCGCCCCTCCGGAGTGTCGCGGGGACTAGCCCCGCGCTCGCTCCTGGAGAAACGAGTAAACTGTGTCGTCACGGCGCGTTTACACGCCGTCGCAATACACGATGCCCTTGAGGTTCTTGATCACGGTGCCGCCGATGCGGGCGTAGCACGGAACCTTGTAGTGGAGGGACTGTTCCTGCGGGTTCTTCTGGCGGAACGGTTCCGGGAGCACGTAGGAGAGCACGTTCTTTGCCTTGCGGTAGAACACTGCGCGGCCCGTGCCGTTTGCGCCTGCGTCTTCGAGCAGTTCGGAACGGTACCAGTTGACGATCTGCGGGAACTTTGCCTTGAGGGAGTCGAGGATGGATGTGTCGATGCTGTCGCTGACGTTGGTCGTTTCGAGGTAGCCGAAGGCGTCGTCCGGGAGGATGACGGAGTCGATCTTCGTTGCGACCTTCTTGTCCTTGAAGAGGTTCTTCTGTGCGGCGAACACGGCGCGGAACTGTGCGACGATTTCCTTGTAGGTCTTGTTTTCGAAGTCCGTCTGGCCGGATGCGCCAGCGGTGGATTCGACGACCGTGACGTTCTCGTTGTTGAAGAGGCCCGTCACGCCCTGGCCTTCGTCGCCCATGAGGAGGACGTCGTCGACCTTTTCGTCGATCTTGCGGCGTGCCGTTTCGGCGTCGTCGCGGGAGAGGTCGACCTTGGTTGCGAGCCACTGCTGGAGTTCGAATTCGGAGTAGGCGTAGGAGTCGCCAATGGTCTTGATGCCGACGCTCTTCGGGGTGAGGAAGCGTGCGACCGGCGGGAGGTCGTCGGCGTAGTCGGCGATGAATGCGGCCATGCCGACTTCGGAGACTACCTTGTAGCCCCAAGCGGACTGCCACGGCTGAACGCCGTCCTGCATCGGGATGAAGGTGGTGGCGTTGAGCGCGACGCGGTCAAGGCCGTAGGTTTCGTTTGCGATTACGCCGAACATGGCGAGGATCGCGACTTTCTGGGCAGGGTTGAAGTTCATCTAGTTACCTCCCTTATGCGATTTCGAGCTGGGCGAGTCTGCCGTCTGCCGCGTTGCTCTTGAACACGCCGCCCGTGATGGCTGTAGCGCTGGAGCTGGAAGCGGTGATCTTGCCCGAGGAATTGTTGATGTATGCGGCCTGGCCTGCGAGCACTTCGCCGGAGACCTTGACCCACACGCGGCCCTTCTTGAGGACGTTGACCTGGTCGCCCTGGCCGTAGCCGAGGTGCATGCAGTCTGCGGTCGTGAAGGAGGCGATACCGATGAACGTTCCGCCGGAAACGGCGTCAGCGCCTGCGGTCTTTTCGTTCTTGGCGATGGTGCCTGCCGTGGAGGTCTTGTCCACTACGAACTGGTCGGCGTTGCGTGCGGCGCCTGCCGTGGAAGCGGTAATCGTCACCTTGCCGCTGGATGCGCTTGCGCCGTAGTTGGCGTTGGCGTCGATTGCGGTTGCGAGCTTGCCTGCGACGTCGGAAGCGGTGTCGTCGGAGTCTGCCGTGACTTCGTACTTCGTGCCTGCGATGGTCACGGAGTACTTGTCGTTTTCGGCGACGGTGCCGCCGACGGTGACTTCCACCACGCGGGCCACGGCTTCAGCGGATGCGGGCTTCGTAGCCCATACCTTGCCGGGCTGGCCTACGACAGCGTATACCGGGAAGCCGCCCATTTCGTCCTTGGAGTCCTGGAGGATGCCGGATTCGATGGAGTGCGGGACGAGCGGGAACAGGAGTCCCGGGAGCCCTTCCATGCCGTCAAATTCTTCTGCGTTCTGTACCATTGTGATACCTCCTTACTTGGCCTTGCCGGACATCTTGTCGAGCATGGCCTGGTGTGCCTTTTCGGCTTCGTCGTTAGCGGCATTGTCGGAGATGCCGGAGAAGTTCTTTGCGAGCGGAGAGCCTTCGCCGGAACCATTGAGGCCGTCGAGGTGGATGCAGGCGGCGTCAAATGCGGTCTGCACGTACACTTCGTTCTTGTCCTTGAGGTCCATCTTGTCGCCGAAGGCCTTGCCGACGATAGCCTTCTTGATGTCGAAGGCCGTGTCTTCGGCCTTGACTTCGCAGCCGTAGCCCTTGGCCTTCTCGACGAGGGAAATCTTCTCGTCCACCATCTTCTGGATGGCGGCCTCGTCAAGCTGCTTTTCCTTGAGGGTCTTGACCTCGGCCTGTGCCGAGTCGCGTTCAGCCGTTACCTTGTCGAGTTCGGCGACCTTCGCGTCCTTTTCGGCCGTCAACTTTTCGACTTCGGCCTTGTGCGCGACCGCGGAATCGGCGAGCTGCTTTTCGAGCCCGGAGACCTTGGCGGCGACGGCTTCGTCGCATTCGTAAACGGCACCGTCAATGACGATCTTCTTCATTGCGCTGTCCTTTGCCGGGTCGGCCTTTTTTCCGTCCCCGGTCTTGTTTTTGGTGTTAAAGAGTTCTTCGACGGAATCGCCCGCGTAGATTTCCACGGACTCGCCTGCGCGTCCTGCATAGACGAGGGCCACGTGGTTGTAGGTGATTCCGTGCTGCACCTTCGTGTACTCGGTGCCGCGCCAGTTGTTCAGCGGGTCTTCGTTCGTCTCGTATACGGCGATGTCGTACCCGCAGGATACGGCCTGGACTTCCTTGTTCTCGACGGCCTCGATGGCCTTCGGGTCAGTAATGGTGATTGTCACCCAGAGGTCGATGCCGTCGAAGTACGCGTCAGTGCCTGTAAACCCGACGGAGTACTTCTTGATGTTCTCGGCGGTGACGTTCTCCTTCGGGTGCCTGAGTGTTACCGGCTTGGAGTTGAGCGACATGACGGAAACCGGGTCACCCACCTCGGACTCGGGGCGCAGAACGCGCTCGACGGTCTTGCCGTCCTCGCCGAGATACCGGAACACGCCCGCGCAGGAAACGCGGATGTACGCCGTGAGGTATCCCTCCGGAGTACGCTGGAGCCTCTGCGGCTCGAAAAGAAACCTGTCCTTGAAGTTCATACGCCCCAAAGGTAGGGAGCGCGACCGTAAAAAAGGGCGTTTCTATAGCATAGACTAGAACACGCTTAAAGACGCTTAAAAACGTGGGTAGCGAAAAGCCGCTTTAAAGCCGCTTGCAAGGCGTTTTTATGGGCGACCCGTAAAACCTTACGGCCGGACGAAAAAACGGGCTGAAAACCGCCTCAAAACAAGAATGCGTGGGTAAAGTCCGGTGTGGCCCGTTGGACCGGGACAAAAACGTAAAAAATTAAGCAATGCTAAACGGAAGTTTAGCCACGTTGAACCGGCACGGAACGGAAAAGGGCCACCCCCAGGCGGCCCTCTGAAACGGGAAAACGGTTCTTTTTAGGAAAAACGATACAAAATGTTTAGTTTTCCGTAAAAATTTTACGGAATCGCGCTATTTTCAGCCGTCCTTCTCGACGAGTTCCTTTGAAATCAGCATCGGGTCCTTCGACAGCTTGCCTTCCATCCTGTCCGCGACCTCCCCCATTGACTCGAGGGTACGGTCGAGCACCTTTGCACTGTCTAGGCCGTCCTCTATTGCGCGTTTCGCCACCTTGATGTGGTCCCGGAGCCAGTCGGCGAAGCACGTCATTGCCTCGCGCTTGCCCTTGCAGTACGAAATTTCGAATTCTTCCGATGTCATTGGATTCTCCCCTTCTGCGGTTAAAGTTTGTCGATCTTCTCGAACAGCTTGTTCATGAAGAAATTCGCCTTCCGGTCGAAGTCGTCCTTCGCCTGGTTCGCGCTGGACCGGTACGGCTTCCCGAACAGTTCCTCGACGGTCATTCCCATTTCGAGAAGCTGCACGCACACCTTGAACGTAGGTGTACGGGTCCCGTTCGCCCACATGGATACCGTGACGTTCGTCACCTTGAGGCGTTCCGCGAGTTCTTCCTGGGATTTTATCCCGGCGCGGTCAATGAAGCTCTTGATGTCAAGTCCTTTCATGAGCTTAAATATACAATAATTTTAAACAAAAAGTAAAAAATTTAAACAAAAAATTTAAATTCCTAGTAAAAAAGTATTATATTTGAAAACGACTGGAGAAAGAAAGGGAGCAAGAGAAATGGAGACGATAGGCTACATCTACGCGATCGTTGTCGAGGTGCTGAAGGGGAACCTGACAGCCGAGGAGGCGCTCGAGAAGATAAGGAAGGCCGTTGCGGCTTCCGAGTGAAAATGGGTTTGACGGCACAAGTGCCGCAAGAAGGCATTAGCCCGGGACGGGGACGAAAGGAGATGGCTTTCGGAGGGGAGAAAGCAGCCCCGCCACCGGGCGTTGAATTTTAGCCACCTACAAATATAACCAAAAAATTCAAAAATATCTACAGACGCCTCGCGCGTGCGCGTGCGCGCGTTATATCCCGCTCTTGATAAATGGTTAAATGCAAATATATGGTTAAACTTAGTAAAAGGTTATTATATCTACTTCTACCTCTACTTCTTAATGCTAAGTTTTTGCTAGACATTTTGCTAGACATTTTGCTAGATGTTTCGTCATTTTGACTGTCAAAAAAGCGTCAATTGAACAGTCTATTGATTGGTCAAAAGAAAAGAACCAAAAGAAAAATACCCCTCTCTCTTATTCAATGGAATAATGCTTAAATAGAGAATAATGGTTATAAAAGAATATCATATTCTTTTTGTCATATCGTATCTTGTTTTGTCTTATCATATCATATTACAACCTAACTTTACGTAATAAACACGAGTCGTTACGTAATATTACGTAACTTTACGTAACTAACACGAACTATTTACAAAAAAGTAAAAACCTAGTAGGTTATTCTAGGTTGGCGTCAGGTTCTTTTTGGTTTTGTGATTTACAAAAAAAAGGAAGCCTTGATAGCTTCCTGTGAGTAATCCAATTCAGTAAATTTTCGTTTCACTAACATATTTGCATTTTGACAAATTCCGCTATTTTCTCGCAGTCCGCGTCGGATATTGTAGCAGTCTGTTTATCGCCAAACATTTCCGTTGGAGTCATGCCCAGACGATGAAATTTCAAAAGAGTCGAATACGAGGGCGTTGTTTCGCCGTTATTCAACAACGTCATCATGGATTTGCTGACGCCTGCCTTCTTCGCGACATCAGAGAGGGTGTAGCCCATCCGTTTAAGAAAAGAATCGAAATTTATGCAGTTTTTCTTCATAGTCCATCCTGTTTTATAACGCCCATTTTTTTAAGATCTTCAATAGCTTTTGCGACTCCGCGCTTAAACTCCGGTGAGTTAAACAAGTCCCCGTTCTGTTCATTACAACAAGACTCAAAAACTTTCTTTTGGACTTCTTCGCTGAAGATTTCTGAAAGATACGCACCGTCAAGAAGCATTTTTTCAATAGACTCGTAGGACGGCTTGCTTTTGCCGTACTTGTAGTTGTATATAGCGGCTTCTTTTACTCCTAACAGTTTTGCAAGTTCCGCTACAGTCTTTTTTGTTCTCAGTCTGTATGCTTCAATATCCATCCAATGTAAAATTTAATAATCATTCAATTAAAAAACAAATTTTTTTTAATTATCTATTGCTTTTTTGTTTTTCAGTTTATATATTTTACATCGTAAAACAAAATTTTTGCTTTTAAAACAAACACGGAAGAAAAAGCAATGGCTACACAAGACCTGCACAGCATTATCGAAAAGAGCAAAGAGTTCCTCGGCTTGAAAAACATGACCGACGAAAAATTTCTCTCGGAATGCCGTTCTATAGAAAGGTTTTGGAATTCGAACAGTCTTCTAATTGAGAATGTGGGAGCATCGTTTATTACAAACGTTCTGTACAACGGCTCGAACATATCAGACGAAGACAAGGTGAAAATCGTCGACGCCGTGCTTAATGATTGGACGGAAGAAATGGAAAAGAACATCAAGTCGAGGAAGCAGAACAATGGCTAAAATACTCCGAGAAATATCCGAAGAATCGGAAATCATGGAAAAGGAAATCGCAACCGTACTTTCCAAGAACATGAACATCCCTGAATCCTCTGTAAGCGGAAAGATGGTCGTAAACATGGCTATCAAGGAGCTTCATAGCAAAATCGTCAAGCCTACAAAAGCAAAAAACTAGGACTTCTAAAACAAGAAGGAGAGTTGACGATGTTGAAGAAACCGCAAAATGTTTATATGCCTATCGACAAGTTTCAGGCGAAAATTTTTAAGCACAAGGACGCCGAAAAACGAGGAGAATGGGTTGCAAATTTTGCGTTAGCTCTTTCAGAAGAAGCTGAGGACGATTTTGCGAAGTTGTTGCTAGACCACGCTCAACTTGCATGGTACAAGGACACCGTCAAGGCTTGGCGTTCAAAAGCAAAAAAGGCTTTATCGCAATGCGACAAAGAACCAACCGCAAAGCAAATACACGCATGGTGCTACGAAGAATACGGAGACGAATATATTGAAGCCATAGAGCTTTTGTCGAAGAATAAGGAAAAACTGCGCAAGAAAACGCAGGAATTCATCGGCGAAATCAACGACATTTTATCCGCTACAGGTAACGACCAAGAAACCGCAGACGCCGCCACCCGCGAGGGAGCGGAGGTTACATCCAGCGCCGGAAACGGCGTCATTACAGAGCCCACCAACGTCTGCAAAAACGCGGAGGAAGGCGGCACCCGCAAGGACCCGCTGAACATGACCACCGTTCGCAAGAACGGCGCGCTGGAATCTGGTACTTCCTCCGCAAACCTTCAAGGCTCGGCAAGGCCAAAAAAAACGGGCGCGGGTGCGTCTATCGCTCCCCTCCTGATTTCTCCGTTAGAGAATCGCGCACCCTCGCCCACTATTGCCAACAGGTCTGATAAGAAGCAACCCGTAAACATCGGCGCCGCGGCTCCCGTGCCTCCTTTGGGTTCTCTTGATTGTCATAATCGGGAACCGCTGGCGCCGTCACCGGGAGCTTCGCACATATCGGGCGACGTGATGAGCCTCGCGTACTCCGGCGAGTTCGGCAACGTCCGGCTCACGCAGGAGCAGTACGCACAGCTCGGAATCAAGTTCGGCAACCAGCAGAAATTGAACCGAGCAATAGACTCGCTCTCGTGCCAGATAGAGAACGGCGAGAAGAACCCCGCCAACCATTACGCGGAGCTGGTCAAGTGGGCGAACTACCGTGACGACATGGAGGAGAAGGAAGAACTCAAGGCATCGACCGCGCCGCACTACGAGACCGTGAGCGAACACAACGCGCGTATCGTCAGGGAGTCCGACGCATGGATTCACGAATACTGCCAACAGCAACAGAAAAAAAGGAAGGCCGCAAATGGATAACGAAACGACAATCGCCAGGATACGTGACGAACTCGCCATCTGCTACGAGCATATTGGACGAAAGGCGCCGGAATCGCTCCCGATAATCGCGGCATCGTTGCAGGAAGCAATAGGATTCAACAGCCCGGAACACGTCCACGAGGTTTTCAAGCGCGCAAAGGACATCGAGTCCATCCCGACACAGAAGACCCTTAAGGAATGCTACAGGAACTATTCCGAGGAAGTCCTCAAGTATAGAAGTGTCGGAAACGCGCTAGCTATCGAGTACCACGACCCCTGCGAGGCATGGCTCCCGAAGAGCGACGTCATCAAGCGCATCAACATCAACACGGCCATAGCGAACTACTGCATCGCGTGTGGTGGCAATTCATACGCGAACCTTTGCAGCGCAAGGGTCCGCGGAAAGGAAGCCTACGAAGCGTTTACGCGCGGAATAAAGGACACCTTGCGAAACCTGTACACAAAGTACTGGCGCAAGTGCCCCATAGCGAACGGATACCCCTTCAACGCCAAGCTCAACCTCGGACTTATACCGCCATCCGTCGACGATTTCCGCAACATGTTCGCGATGGAGAACGCAGGCCATGTGTAGTACTGACAACCTCGGATTTACACGCGCCGCCGCGAACGACGGCATCCACGGCGAGGATGAAATCGCCATCAACGACATACTGACGGAGATTTGCCCGATGAGAAAGAGAATAGCAAGACGCGTGAAGCAGGCCTTCGCCATCGCCAAGCGCGACCCGGTACGCACCGCGGAGTTCGTCTCGGACGTGCTCATCATCATCGGCCTGCTCGCGCTGGTGTACATCGCATGGAGCTCATGCAGGGGGGCGGCATAATGGCTTACGAAGACAACAGGATCCGCAGCAAGGACGGGACGTGGGTCATCGTCGTGTCGGAGGACGGCTCTGGCGCACACTTCAAGTCCACCGGCAGCGTGCCGAAGAAGGTCGCGGAGGCGGTTCTCCAGAAGGAGAACGACGGTATGAAGAAGACCGCCAATGAACTCAGGTTTTACGCCCGCATGCTCGTATGCGGGGCATAAAGGAAAAGGAGAACGGGTATATGGAAATGATCAAACAGTACGAGAAGGCGAAGAACGATGCGTCCACAAAGGCGCAGTACATCGTCGAAGTCCTGGAAATCGCAATCAGGAACGGCGACACGGCGGACCTCGTAAGGGGCGCACTCGGGAGCTTCAACTACAGGAAGCTCGAAGAGGCAATCGCCGCAAGGAAGGAGGAGGACCGCATCTTCAACGAGATAATGGACTCCGAACTTGCGACAAGGAAGAATTGATGACCGAAAGTGGCAGAACGTGGTTGTGGGGGACTGACGGGACCCGCCGAAGACATACGGAACCCTCGAATTTTACAAGAAAACACTGGAGAAACGGGAAATGGAACAGGAAAAAGGAACAGTCATTCAGGAAGAGGCGCTCGTCGTCCTTGACGACTACTCGGTAATCGTCGCGGACCCCGACAGGCTCCTCGAAATCTTCAAGGACGGAAAGAAGCTCGACGCCATCTACACGCGAATCGAGAAGATGGCACTCGGACTCGTCGCGGACGTGACGACCAAGGAAGGCGTCTCGCAGATCAAGACCTGCGCACGACAGATTGCAAGCGTGAAGATCAAGGTGGACGACGCGGGAAAGAAGGTCAAGGCCGAGCTCAACAAGCTCCCCGACCTTATCGACGAGAACCGCCGCACATTCCGCGAGAAGATGGAGGCCCTGCAGGAAGAAATCCGACGCCCCGTCACCGAAATCGAAAACCGCGAGAAGGAAATCGACGGAATCAAGGCCATGCACATGGCGGTCGCGATGTCCGGCTCCGCAATCATCAGACAGCAGCTTGAAAAGGTGAAGGCCATCGAACTCACCGAAGAAAAGTGGAAGGAATCGCTCGCAAAGGCCGAGAAGGCCGTCGCCGGGGAAGTCAGCGCACTGAACCTCATGCTTCAGGAGGCCGAGAAGCGCGAGGAGGAAGCCCGCGAACTCGAGGAACTCCGCAGGAAGCAGGAGGAAGCCGAACGCATCATCCGCGAACAGAAAATCAAGGAAGAGGCGGAACGCAGGGCAAAAGCCGAAGCGGAAGCCCGTGCAGCCGCTGAAAAGGTCCGTCTGGAACGCGAAAAGGCAGAAGCGGAACGGAAGGCCGCCGAAGCGGAAAAGGCGCGCCAGGAAGCACAGGAACGCGCAGAACGGGCGGAAATGGAAAGGAAGGCCGTGGAATCCAAGAACGTAAACGCCTTGGACGATTGCAAAGCACAACATTCCACGGTTTCCTCCCCCGCCCCGGCACCGTCGAAGTGGACCCCGGAAATGAAGGCCGTCAACAAGGCCGTGTACGAACAGATTGCGGCATACGTACTGCCGGAAATCCAGAAGACGATCGTCGGGTTCACCGAAAACGGCTACAGGGTCGCAGCAGAAGAAGCTGCAAAGGCGGTCGTGAAGGCTATCCTCACGGGAAAGATCAGGAACCTCAAGGTGGAGTACTAAAAAATGGAATTCATCGAAATCGCAAAAGACGAAAGCAAGAAGCCGGCGTGGCTCGAAAAAAGAAAGCACTACATCACCGGCACGGACGCCGCGAAGATTCTCGGGATGTCCCCGTTCGGTTCAATCTTCGACGTGTGGCTCGAAAAGACGGGACAGGGCGCGGAGTTCGCGCAGAACGCCGCAATGCGCGCCGGTTCCGCGTTCGAGTCCGCAATCCTCAAGATGTACGCGGAAGATACCGACTCGAAGCTCGAGCACGTGGACGGCTACAGCCTCGTAACCTGCGAAAAGTACCCGCGCATCGGGGCCTCCCTTGACGGGTGGAACCACACGCTCGGATGCCCGGTGGACGCGAAGAACATCCGCTGGAAGAACGAGAAGTGGGGCGACGCCTGGACCTCCGAAATGCCGGACTACTACAAGGCGCAACTGCAGGTGCAGATGATGGTGACCGGGGCCAAGTTCGCACACCTCGCCGTGATGTTCAGCGGTCAGGACTTCTGCATCTACACGATGGAATACGACGAGGAACTCGCGCAGAAGATTCTCGACGCGTCCGGGGCGTTCTGGCCCTACGTCGAAAGCGGCGAGATGCCGGAGGTCAGCGGAAGCGACGCAGCTTCGTCCTACATCAAGGACAGGTACGCAGAAGGAACGCCGGACAAGGAAAAGGAAGCCGACGAAGACCTCAAGAAGTACGTCGCGGACTACAAGGCCGCCACGGCCGCTGAAACCGCCGCAAAGGCCAAGAAGGCCGAGGCCGCCAACCGCATCAAGGTATTCATGGGCGAAGCGACAATCGTTCCCGGGTGGTGCACCTGGAAGAACAACAAGGACTCGCAGGAAACGGACTGGGAGGCCATCGCAAGGGAAGCCATGGAACAGCTCGACAGCGCCGCACGAGTGGCGCTCATAGCGAACCACACGGCCACGAAGAAGGGCGCAAGGACGCTCCGTATCACGGCCAAGGGAATCTAATAACGGAACTTTTAAAAACGGAGAAACGAAAAATGGAACAGAACCTCACACCCGCAACATTCACCCAGAACGAAGGACAGCTCCCCGCAGTGCAGGCTTCCGCTTCTGAAAACTCTGCAATCGCGATGGCAGCGCTGCAGAAGGCCACCGTCGAGGCCCGCTACAAGATGGCGCTCGCCCGTCCCCGCGACCTCGACATGGTCCGACAGGCCATGCTCAAGGACGCGCAGCGCCCGAGCTTCGCTAACGTCGCCATCTACCACAAGCCGGTCGGCAAGGGCATCGAAGGCCCCTCCATCCGCTTCGTGGAATCGGCAATCCGCAACATGACGAACATCCTCACCGAGACGGCGACCATCTCGGAAGACGACGAACGCCGCGTCGTGCGCGTCGCCGTGAGCGACCTCGAGACGAACACCTACTTCTCGCAGGACGTGACGGTCACGAAGACGGTGGAACGCAACAAGCTCCCGCAGGGCGAAAAGCCGATCCGCATCCGCACCAACTCCAAGGGGCAGCCGGTGTTCATCCTCCACGGCACCGACGACGACATCCTGAACAAGCAGAACGCACTCATCTCCAAGGCGGTACGCACGCTCGGACTCCGACTCATCCCGGGCGACCTCGTTGACGAGGCCCTGTGGTACGTAAGGCAGACGATGCAGAAGCAGGACGCGCAGAACCCGGACGCCGCGAAGAACCGCCTCATCGACGCATTCGCGCAGATCGGCGTTGCCGTTGAACAGCTCAAGGACTACGTCGGACACGAACTCTCCACGCTCGCACCTAACGAACTCCAGACCCTCCGCGCCATCTACTCTGCAATCAAGGACGGAGAGACGAGCTGGAAGGCCGTCATGGACTCGGAAGCGGAAAAGAAGGCCGAGAAGGAAGCCGAAACGAAGAAGGGCGCAAGGAAGGCCCCCGCCGCACCGCAGCAGGCGAAGACGGCCCCGACGGCAACTGAACAGGCCTCCGAACCGGCGGAAGCCGAGACCGCCCCGGCTGAGCCAACCGACAACGACATGTTCGGATAGCGAACCATGCGCAAGGT